CGGCAGGTCGAAACGGCACATCCTGTGGAAGATCAGCTACGCCGAGCTGATGCTGATGAACACGGATGTCAGCCGGTATGTGACCAAGGAGGAGCTCCTGGAAAGGGAGCGCAAACGTAGGCCGGACAAATTCACCACTGAATATTATCAAACAAAACTGGGAGGATAGGAATGGAACCTGTAAGACTGGAGATACTGCTTGACGACAAGACCCTGAAGGGGATGCGCTCGGTGGAGGGCAACCTTTCCGGGATAGGCCTGTACGCAAAACAGGTCATCGCACAGCTGGAGCAGGAACTGCTGGAACTGCAGAAACAGTACAGGAATGCCATGGCCGCAGGTACGAATACCGATGCCCAGATGGCGGACATCCAGGCACTGCAGGGAGTCATCAGGCAACTGAAGACGGAATTGCAGGATCTGGAGGCTGTTAAAAGAAAGACGAGCTCCACTCCCGTAGCCGGACAACAGGTTACTGCAAGCATAGAGGATATCACAAAGAAAACGAATAATTTGCGGCTGCAGTTCCAGCAGGTTGCGCGTGAACTACCCTCCCTTGCCATGGGGCCGCAGATGTTCATTCTTGCTATTTCCAATAATCTTCCGATGTTGACGGACGCCATCAGGGACGTGCGTCAGCAGAACGAGTTGCTGATGCGGTCCGGGCAGAAAGGCGTGCCGGTGTGGAAGCAGCTTGCCGGCTCATTATTCTCATGGCAGACAGCGCTTGTCGCGGCCATATCGCTCGGAATAGTGTACGGAAAGGACCTATGGGAATGGGTGAAAAATATCGGCAAGGCCAACAAGGAGCTGACAGCCGCACAGAAAGCTGCGGAAGACCTGAACGCTGCATCAAGAAAAGCAGTGTCCTCCAAAGCAGATGAGATCTCCCGGCTGAGAATCCTGTATTCCGCCACACAGGACGTGACCCGTAGCGAAAGGGAACGGAACAAGGCTGCGGACGAGCTGCAGAAGATCTATCCCCAGTATTTCGCCAATCTCACCAACGAGGCGATCCTGGCGGGTAACGCCGCATCAGCCTATGACAGTCTGACACAGGCCCTTATCCGTGCCGGGCAGGCGAAAGCCAGCGAGGATATCATAGCGGACTATACTAAACAGGACTGGCAGCTCCAACGTGCCATGAATGCGGACACTAACTGGACTAACCGCAACAGGGAGGAATACAGGGAAGCGAAAAAGCGGCAGGCTGAATATAACAAATGGGTCCGTGAGAATACTACACGCCAGGGATCCAATCTTGTGAGATGGGGATTGGGGATGTATTATGACTCTACGGAAGACGGCAGACTGATTGCTGAATTCGAGCGCCGGACGGCGGAACTTGAGAAGAATGCAAAAAAACGCGCTGACATACAAAAAAATATAGAATCCGCTGCTAAGTCCGTCAATGTGACCGATTACATCACAGGAGGCGGAGGAGAAAAGGAAACCAAGGATACGGGCAAATCGGCCCGGGATTATCAGGACGAGCTCGCCGACGCCCGTATCAGGGCGCAGCAGAAACTTGAGGCGGCACGCATATCGGTCATGCAGGAAGGTGTAAGGAAACGCCAGGCCCTTGCAAGGCAGGAGCTTGACGAGTCGCTCGCGCAGATCGACAAGGAGGAGCGTGACACCCTCAAGAAAATGGACGAGGCCGAAAAGAAACGGGGTGTGAAGTCCACGTCCGAGGAAAGGCAGGCCGTGAAAGACAACGCCTCGCAGCAGCGTCTTGTCGCCTACCAGCAATATGCGAAGGAATTCTATACCGCCGACAAGGAATGGCAGGAGAAGGACCTGCAGTCCTGGATTGACTATAACAGGGAATACGGCACATACCAGCAGAAACGTCTGGCCATCATGCGGGAATATACCCTTAAATCCTCGAAAGAGAGTCTGAACGGGAATGACAAAAGGATGCTGGCCCGACAACGTGACGAGGCGCTGTCCGAACTTGATTTCAACGAACTGAAGGACACCATCAACTGGGATGTCGTCTTCGGCAATCTGGACAAGGTGGCGAAAAAGGAGCTGCAGAAGGTGAAGCGGCAGATAGTCAGCTTCCGCAACAGCCCGGAATTCAAAAAAAGCGCCACTCCGGAACAGATGCAGGTCATCGAGGAAGCCATCGGGAAGATCGACAGCGAGGTCATCGAGAAAGGAGGTCTGTTCGGCAATCTGACCGAATCCATACGGGAATACTCCGAAGCGGTTGATGAACTGACAGCCGCGCAACGGGATTATGACGAGGCCGTGCGGCAATACGGGGCGGACAGCGCGGAAGCGGAGGCCGCTCGAAAGAAAAGGAACAAGGCGGAAGCCGGGGAGCGCAATGCCGGGAACAATCTGGAAGCCTCGAAGGATAAGGCGGTGAGAAACATCACCGCCGTGGCCGATGCGATGAACACGCTGGGCGAGGCGGACATGAGCCTGTCATCCTTCGGAAGCGCGGTCGGGTCTCTGGTGGACACGCTGTCCGCATCCGGAAGCAAGATCGGCGGCATCATCGCGGCCATACTGGCTATCCTTGACCAGATCGGGCAGAAAGGGCTGGAGGGTTTTGTCGGCAACATTCTCGAAACCGTCATGCACGCCGCAGGAGGATTGTGGGACAGCATCGGACGTCTGTTCGGTGTCAAGGGGCTTGGAGGCATCTTCAAGGGAGCCGACTATTCCGGCTATAACGAGATGGTGGACCAGTACAACCGTCTGAACGAGATATGGGATGAACTGATCGACAAGAAAAAGGAATATATAGAGACCAGCTACGGCGCCGAGGCGCAGAAGGTCGGAGAGGAAGCGCTGGCCCTACAGCGGACCGCCATAGACTCTTACCGGATACTGGGCAAGGAACGTCTGAATTCGGGAGCCAGCACGGGATCGCACTCTATCGGGGTGCGGCAGCGCAAATGGATGTCCTCTCAGGACTGGGCGGCAGCCGGCGCGGCCCTGGGAGAAGACTTCTACAGGTACGGGATCGGGGAAGGACGTATGACCGGGCTGTTCGATCTCTCCGTGGAGCAGCTGGAGAAACTGAAGTCGGAAGCTCCCACATTCTGGGCCAAGCTGGATGATGATGTCAGAAATTACCTGGACAAGATCATTGACGGTTCGGAAAAACTGGGTGACATACAGGCCCAGATAAAGGAACAGCTCACGCAGATGTCATTTGACAGCATGCGTGACGCCTTCTATGACACACTGCTTGATATGGAAAGCGGGGCGGAGGACTTCTCGGAGGATTTCAGCGAGTACCTGCAGAAGGCTATCCTCAAGACAAGCCTGTCGAAAGTCTACGACAAGAGGCTTCAGGAATGGTATGACAAGTTTGCCAACTACAACAAGGAAGGAGGTATAGATACCGGGGAATACAAGGACCTCCAGCAGGAATGGAACGATATCGTAAAGGACGCCCTGGAGGAGCGTGACTCGCTGAAGGATATCTTCGGATGGACATCATCGTCCTCCTCTTCCCAGTCCGGCCGGGCCGGAACCGTCACCTCCATGACCGAGGAGACGGCCGGAAGGCTGGAGGGAATCGGCAACGCGACCCTTGACCATGTCATCAGCATTGACAACAACCTTACGAGGCATCTCGAAGGGATGGCGACATCCCTGGGCAAAATTGCGGGGAATTCGGAGTACCTCAAACACCTCGAGACGATAAACGAGAACATCGCGGAGCTCCGGCGCGGTGTGAAACTGAAAACATAGGACTATGGAAGTGGAGGAAGGATTATTGAGGATAAACGGGACGGACATGGCGTCCCTGGGATGTTTCCTGTACGAGGAGAACGCGGGGGACCATACCAATTACGACTCGCTGATGAAGCCGCCGAAGATGAAGGAGTACACATCCGTCAGCTACCGGGAACTTGACGGCGAGGAGCTGCCCGAAACATTGCTTCCCCGTTACGAGGCGAGGGACATTACGCTGAAGATGGCGGTGGTTGCGGATACACGGACCGGGTGGTTCGAGAACTACAACGCCGTGCTTGCCTTGCTGAAGTCGGGATGGCTGACGCTGGAGGTTCCTGAGATAGGCCGGGTGATGAAGGTCTACCTGAAGGAATATACCCGGTACAGCCAGTTCACGACAATCAGGAATACCGGCCAGCAGGTAGCCGGATTCACGGTCACGCTGCGCGAGCCGAAACCTTTTTCAAACAGTGATTAAAAACGATTTAAAAACATCATAAATGGAACTTGAAATCTACGACAGGCAGGGAGCCCTGAAAAGGAAGGTCAGTCCCGATTCATCGTCCCGGTGGACCGAGGAAGTGGGGGCGGAATTCGTGGTGACGGTGAACTTCACCACCTGGGAGTTCTTCGTCCTGTCGGTCGGCGACTATGTGGAGATATCAGGAAAGCGGTTCTCCATAAAGAAGGAGTACCGCCCGAAAAAGACCGACACACAGAAATACACCTACAATATCAGCTTCTACGGCCGCGAGCACGACATGCAGGACCTGTTGTTCTGCCGTCTGAACCAGGGGGAGGACGATCTGGAGTCCGTCTTCGCCTACGACGGCACGCCGATGGAAATGCTGGAAAAGCTGGTTGCGAACATGAACCGCAACACCGACGGTGTGACGTGGCGTGCAGGCCAGGCCGTCACCGGAGACCGGAAGACCATCAACTTCAACGGCCTGTTCTGCTGGGATGCGGCAGGCGAGATAGCCGGTGCCTGGGAAACCGAGTGGTGGCTGGACGGGGAATACCTGAACATAGGGAAATGCGAACACGGCGAACGGGTCACGCTCGGCTATATGAAGGGATTGAAGACGGGACTGACCCAGAATGAGAATTCCAATTCGATCAAATGGTTCACACGGCTGATCCCCGTAGGTTCAACCCAAAATATTGACCCGTCAAAATACGGCTACACCCATCTGCAACTGCCGTCACGGGACAAGTATATCGACCTGAACACTCAATTGGGACTGAAGGAGCATCGCGAGGAAGCGGCCTTTCAGGATATATTCCCGCACCGCCTGGGTACGGTATCCTCGGTAAGGTCCGAGGAGCAGACAAATAAGGACGGGAAGAAATATACCGTCTATTATGTCAAGGACAAGGATCTGCCCTTCAATCCGGATGAATACATGATCGGCGGCGAGGTGATACACATCACCTTCGAAAGCGGCGACCTCTCCGGAAGGGAGTTCGAGTGCAACTGGCATAACGACACACAGGAGTTCGAGATCATCAACACCTACCCGGACGAGAACACCCAGATACCGGGAGGCAACATCATACCGAACGTCGGTGACACCTATATCCTGACGAACATCCGCATGCCGGATGAGTATTACCCGATAGCGGAAGAACAGTACAAGCAGGCGGTTGACAGCTTCCTGACAGAATACAGCAAGGACATATCCATCTATTCCGGCGACACGGATTACATCCATGTGGATAAAAACAGTGTGCCGTTATCGCTCGGACAAAGGGTGAGACTGGAGGACGCGCAGTATTTCGAGGCCGGGTATCTTGACACCCGCATCACAAGGATAGAGAGGAAGCTGGGCAATCTTTCCGAGGCTTCCATTGACTGCTCGTCGGCGGTCAGCACCTCATGGAAGTCATCCGTGGATTCGACGCTGAACAATCTGGAATACACGCTGGCGCAGGAGATGGCGCAGGCCAATGTCCGCCTGCTGAAGACCGGCGATATGGAGAGTCCGAGCGACTATACGGCTTTCTCCTCCCTGAGGGCTATAGGAACCTTCCTGAGAAAGAACATAGCGGATATCGCCAGCGAGATCATCACCTTTCTCAAAGGTCTGAGGGTCGGCAAGTTTGTCACAGGTCTTGTCGGAGGCAGCGGTGCGGCCATCTGGTTTGACAAGAACGGCAAGACAATAGTCGAAGCTGACAAGGCGATGTTCCGTGAGGAGCTGATAGTACCGCAGATCACGTTCAACTGCATCGATGTGATATCCGGCGACAAGGCGAACTCGTTCGCATACGGAAGAATAAAGACCGTTGACACGGAAAACCGAATAGCCACGCTGGAACTGCTTGAGGGGCAGTGGGGAACGTTGAAGGTAAGTGATATCTGCCGTGGTATACTTCACAACATAGCCGGTAGCAACCATACTCAAGATGAATACGGTCCTAACGGATTCATGGAGTATTCCGGATACGCCACCTCATACTTTACCCCCACTAGAATCATCGAGAATGAGGCTGGAAACATGAAGTTTGAATACGCTCTTCAGGCAGGAACGAGCGTGCATCCTCTTCCCGGTATGAACTTCTTCGCATACGGCAACTTCACCGACAAGGACAGGCAGGCCATTACCTATGAGAACAGATATTACTTGCGCAGATTGGTTAACGTGAACACATGGGTAATAGATCCGGATGTGAACATCGTTTATCAGAACGGAAACCTGAGTGGTCTTACAGTCAACGGGCAGGTGATGGGCGGTTATTCTTCATTTCAAGACAAAGTATACATAAGGGGAACGATAGAACGACTCAAACCCAACGGTGAAGTGGCTATGGACTTAAGCTACGAGGGTGTATGGCAATCAGACAGGCATTATGATTACTACGATAGTGTGACGTATAACGGCAGCACATGGGCGTGTCTGAACAAGAACGGTTCGTCCTCTGAACCGGGTACGGATGCTGACTGGCAGGAGATAGCATCCAAGGGTGATACGGGGGCACCGGGAAAGGACGGTGTGAGCGTGACCAATAGCGGTCCGTGGTATTCCGGCTTGGTTGTTCCCAAAATGAGTATCGTTACAATGGGAGGAAGTTCGTTTCTTTCTAAAGTATCCACTACCAATCCTCCCTTGTGGTGCTGGACAGACAATGCCGGTAATCGGTTTACTTACAATGATGGCGGATACTGTCTTACGGGTGAGATAAATACCGATGAATATGAACTTTTGGTTCAAAGCGGAAAGGACGGAAGCGATGGTACCAGTTATGAGAGGGTATTCATCCATACTACAACAGAGAGTAAACCTGCCACTCCTTCCACGTCACAGACGGACGATTATGTGCCTTCCGGCTGGCATGATGATCCTGTAGGTGTTTCCAGCTCTCTGCCTTATGAGTGGATCAGTGAGAGGGAGAAGAAAAACGGTATATGGAGTAAATTCAGTGCTCCTGCCCTTTGGGCGAAGTACGGATTTGATGGTGCTGACGGTGCTGAGGGCGTAGCCGGAACGAGCATCATTTGGAAAGGTGATTTTTCCTCCGCTCCTTCCAATCCTCAGAACGGGTGGGCATACAAGAATACCACTGATAAGAAATCATATGTATATCAGGATGGACAGTGGTATCAGATGACTATTGACGGAATTGATGGGAAGAACGGGAAAGACGGATTGAGTATTGTATGGAAAGGAGATCTCCAAACACCTCCTTCCAATCCTCAGACCAACTGGGCATACCGGGATACCAATAATGGTCGTGTATATATATGGAACGGAACAGCATGGGCATTGATGGTTGTGGACGGATCGGACGGTGCTGATGGTGCAGCCGGTTCTGACGGATTGAGCGTGTTTATAACTTATAATGACAGCACTTCCCAACCTTCTGTACCTACCGGGAACGGTACTACTGGAGGATGGCATACAAATGCGACAAGTGCCGCCATATGGATGTCGCAGAAGGTTGCTGCGTCCGCATCTGACGGAGCATGGGGTACACCGATAAAAATCAAAGGTGACAAGGGTGACGGTTACACCCAGATGGGGCAGTTTAGGACTGGAATGGTTGTACCCAAGATGGGTGTCGTTTCAATGGGTGGCGGCTCTTATGTAGCCAAGGCATCCACTACCAATCCTCCCTTGTGGTGCTGGACAGACAATGCCGGCAACCGGTTTACTTACAACGATGGCGGTTATGTGCTGACGGGTGAGGTGAACACTGCCGAATACGATGTATGGGCAGAGAAAGGTGATACCGGATCAAAAGGTGATAAAGGTGACAAGGGTGATGACGGTGAAAAGGGCGACAAAGGAGATCAGGGCGTACAAGGAATACAGGGCTGTATCTTCCGTGAGTCGGAATGGTCCGCCTCAAGTGTGCAGTACCGTAATGACGAAGCCCTGACAAGCGGTACGAGGTATATTGATTTCGCATTGATAAGGAATGACGCAGCCATTGACGGATGGGATGTGTACAAATGTTTGAAGACGCATGTGTCCTCCGCCTCGAACAAACCGGGCAACACCACATACTGGGAAAAGCTGAGCGGGGTGGGACCTATCTATACCAGCCTGATAATAGCTAAGAATGCCAGCATCAGCCTGTTCCAAGGAAATCAGGTTTTGATAAAGAAGAGCGACAACACTGTTTCCGCAGGCATGTCCGGCTCTACATCCGGTCAGAAGATACGTATATGGGCAGGTTCCGCGACTCCTGACTCCGCACCGTTCCGAGTGAATGAACAGGGTGGGTTTGTGGCAACGAAAGCGAATGTGGCAGGTACGGTCACTGCCACTCTTCTCTACTCACCGGGAAGCGATATGGATAGTCTGGCTGATTCGGAAGGCAATATGACCGTGAATCCGTCTACTCAGGGATCTACGTTCTTCTCTGCTGACGGTTTGGGCGGGACCATAACTCTTCCTCCTGCATCATCATGGAACGGATTGAAACTGGAGTTTGTGGTTGATATGACATCAAGGGCGGCCAAGAACCCAGATAAATACAAGGCTACGAACTATTTCTGCGGGCTGGCGGGCGCTTATAATAATAAAACAGAAATTCAGATGGCAAGGCCTTATGTTTTGGAGATGAAGGCCTTTAACAACCATTGGTATATAACACGTATGGATTTAATTGAGTAAACGATATGATATTACAAGCAGGTTATGATTGCTATCTGACACAGGCCGAAGATATGCCTCTGTCGGAACGAATATTTGAGAATCAGGTATTGATAAACAGTCCTGAGGATGTGGCTATGTGGAAAGAAATCACATCAAAGCAGAAGGAGCAGATGATTGCCGAAGCGTCCTTCATCGATACGGAAGCGATAGATGTTGAAGCACTTGATCGTGTGGATACACTATTAAACGATATTGCGGCAAACATTAACAATGCCGGGCTTACTGTAGAGGAAGCATTGGCGAAGAAAGAGTACTTTCCCGTATGGGAGGATCTGATAGGTACAGAGGTTGATGTGCAGTTCCGCTTCCGCTATGGCAGCACGTTCTATGAGGTTATACAGATACATACACCGCAGGAGGACTGGAAGCCGGGAACGGGTACGGAATCCTTGTACAAGGTTGTGCAGATAGAGCACTCCGGCACACTGGATGATCCTATACCTTGGGACATTAACATGGTGCTGGAAGAAGGCAAGTATTACACCGATAAGGAAGTTCTTTATCTCTGTATCCGTGACAGCGGAATAGGTATGGCATTCGACTTGGAAAATCTTGTTTCGGGTGGATATGTTCAAGTGGTAGAAAATCAAGTAGTAATAAATAATTAAAAAAATACGATTATGGCAGACAAAAAATTAAATGAAGTTCCGGTGGTAAGTGACATCGTAACTATTTTCGGAAAGAGATCAAATGGTGAAATTGTTCAAATAGATAAAAGCAACTTAGCAACACTTCTGGGAGGACTTCTGCCAACAAATGGAATAAAACGAACTGAATATTATGAAACAATACGGCTAGGAGTATCATTTAGTATAGGTGCTCCTACCAATGAATTCGTATATGTCAGCCATAATGACGGAGAAATGATGATTTATGTTGATTCTACCGGCATTGTTACGAAGATATTCTCTAGTGCTGATAAAATTATATCTATATCACTAAAGGATAATCAGATTATGATAACTGCTATAAATTATGACCTTATAGTTACGATTCGTGTACTCTCTTTTTAACATGGATTTTATCTAAACAGAGAGCTGGGAGAACTGATTGGAATAAATGATACATGGTTTAGATTTATATTTGTTCTTACAGTTGATTCTGAGGAAAAATCTAAGTCTTTAACAGAAAACGGCTTTTATATATGTGTCAATGAATCTGTATCTCCATACAATAATACTTTTTTGATCGTTTTATCTGCTCAAAATGATAACACTGTCGTGCAATTTTTAGTAAGTGCAAACGGGAAATCTGTAAAAGTAAGAACGAAATGGTGGGGGGACGGATGGAGCGAATGGAATCTTATAGGTTCATGATTAAATAATTTCCATCTACGTGATGATAGAATGGGATATAGGGAAATTTGTATTGGCATATTAGATAATATGGATTACCTTTGCACCGCACATGGCGTTGTGCATATCAGGATCGGGTGGCACCGGCTTGTACCGGACCACCCGTTTTTTATACCAAAGATACGGTTTTCCAATAATTCCAATTACTAAACCACTTCACTCGATATTTATAGATATCTCCGCTATAATTATATAGGTTCTGAACACAACAGATATTAGGTTTGCCGATTACAACTAATACACAATTACGGACATATTCTAATTTTGAATTTTGTGATAGTAAGTATATTCCGCTATATTGCATAGAATCTAATTCGTCTTGAGATTCTATTTCTTTCTCATCTCTGAACCTTAACCACGTATCATTTATCCCCAACAGTCCTCCCAGTTCGCCAACAGGCAGAAATTCTTGTCTAAATTCCTACCTGTGTGAGCGTACTAATATCTATATCTACTTTAGTTGCTGAAATGGCATTATCCATAGAAACACGATTGGTAAAATATATCAAAGCTCGTGAGAATACAGGCATATATACATAGTAGTTATGATCTCCATCCTTGTATATTTTCAGCAAATTAGGACCAATACTCTTTACAACGGACAGTCCTTTAACGTGATGTGATACAAAAGAAAAGATGTCTGCGTTCTCGCTATTCCCTTCTCCAATAATATCAAAAGTAACGTTTATATCTTTAGGATAATTCAGTTTGTATAAAGCCCCTTCTCCTAGCATGTGATTTACCAAAAAATAGTTTTCATTTAACTGAAGTTCTCCCAGCTCTCGATTTTTAAGAAAATCATGTCAAAGAAACAGTTTTCCAATCATCCCAAGTATTATACCATCTCTGTCTTACTTTAAAAATTTTAGTATTCATATCTGATGCAATTTGTAGAGTGTAATAATTGATTTTAAATACAATAATACCTCCCCATCCAGAAGAGAATGGAGAGTTTGTTAATTTGCGAAAATTACCATTGATATAATATCCTGACTCAAGTTCATTAGCATCACCACCTTCAGATATATCTGCCATTCCCATAAATGGAAACAGCTTCAAATTATTCATGAGTTCTCCCAGCTCTGATTTTAAAGCGAATTTATGTAAAAGAAATGCTTCTCCACGCTGACTTTGCAAAATTATTAATACTACCTTTTCTAGTGGATATTTCTGCACTGTCTATGTTTGGATAGAACACTTGTGTTATGTGAGCACTATCATTAAAAACAACAAGTGTTCCCCAATAAGTGTTAGGTCCATCAATCATGTTATTTTGTATTTTATAAAAGCCAGCTTCGATCATATCATTATAACTTCTATTTTCTACTATCCCTTTGTACATGAAAGGATACAGCTTCAAACTAGTGAGCAGTTCTCCCAGAAGTGGGAAATCAGACCGCCGTTGTTGTGATTCTCACCCAAGAATTCCAATTACCATACCACATACTACGTATATAGTAAGATCCATCACTGTAATATATAATTTGGATGGATGAATCTTGTCCACCACCTAAATTAGTATATAAGGTAACCAATATACCCCATAATCCGTTATTTATAGGCGTATTGGTTGATCCTTCTTGGATTCGTAGAATAACACTTTTTTTAATGGTGTTTAAGTCACCTTTAAACAGTCCTCCATCTCTTAACCACGTATCATTTATCCCGATGAGTCCTCCCAGAAGCATGGAATACCTATTTTTTTGTTAAGAAATAGGTATTTCTGTTAGTCCAGATGGGGTTTCGATTTTAGTTATAGAAGGCATAGAATCTCCACATAGTAATTTAACAGAAACTAAAGAAGACCTAGTAGAAGCAACAATAGAAAGGATAATATCTCCGTTGTCATTATAGAAAAATTTAACAGATAACATAGAACTCCCTACTACAACACCTTTAACGTTATAATCATTTTTGTAGTTACTGTAATATTTAGATACAATATAAATTTTAGGTTGACTCCTGTCTTCCAGTATCTCTACAAGATAACTACATTTTACAACATTAGATGGGATGATATTATAATAATACGAATCATTAGCTCCAGCTGAATTTCTAGCTATAGTTGCATCTCTTTTTAGATCATTTATGCCAATCAGTTCTCCCAGAAGTGTTGCTAAGTTGCTTTTATCTATTTGAACAATTTCACCATTTGATCTCTTTCCGAAAATAGTTACGAT